TACGTCGATAGCCGCCATCAGGATCTACCTCAAAGTTTCTAAGACGTGTAGCAAGGCCGGGCTGTCTAAGCATTTCAAGCTGATTAAGGTTAGTATTTAAACCACCTCTACATGAAATACCAAAGGGCTGAGACATTAGACAAACCTCATGCGATCATCTTTTATGTAATCAGGCACTGGAGTCATAAGATTACCTTTCATAAGTTTTAATCCGCGACGATAATCTTCTAGTGCAAATGCTGCAGCCTGTGCGCTTTCTTTAAATTGATGAATATAATATCTAGCTCTAGCAACTAGCACAGGCTTATAAATATTAGGGAATACAATCTCATCCCCGTGTGCGCTTAGTTCTGTTGGTAAATTGTATGCAAAGAAATAAACGCGATAAACTTTATCTGGAATAGGGCTTAGTCCAAACTTTCTATTATCTGGACTGATAATAACTCGTCTAGGCTCACCATGATTTTGAGTGTCGGCATCGTCTGCATTTTCAGGCTCTCTAGTAAAATCTTTCCACTCTTCTGTAGTAGTAAATCTAAGATTTTGAGTAACAAACGGAGCTGTTTCACCGCTTACGCCAATTGTTGTTAAGTAAAAATTATCCCAATCAATATAGCCGTAATCAGTTGTTAGACTAGATGACGAAGGTTTCAACAAATACCAACGTGTGCCTGCTACAGTTTCTACAAACACATTACCGTAAAACGGGTCTGTTGACCCGCTAGTAGCTGTAGCCAAAAAAGGCCATTGAGGTTCCTCATTAACAATGTCAAGGTATGCTCTATTTACACAGTCCTTAACATGTTGCTGAACCCCAATAGCCGTTGCAAACGTCGAAGATGTAAGAACTACTTCATTTAGTTCTCGCAGCAACTCGTTTGTAATTTCAAGATATGTAGCAGCCATTATTTTTTATGAACCCTCTGGATTTCAAAGTTAGCTTTTTTAGAAGCGCCCTTATGAGGTTTGAAACCATCTTTAGGGTCTTTCATTAATTTGTATGAAGACCCTCTTTTCATCCAATGGTAGCCTTTAGGTGCCTCGACTTGCATTAGGGTTCTCCTGCTCATTACGAAGCTTGGGGAATTTAAGTTCCGCTTGCTTCTGATATGGAAACTGATTCCCTGTTGCTTCAGCACACATCCGTTCTTTTTCTTGAATAGATTTGTACGATTCTTTTGAAATTTGAGTACTCATTAGTTTGCACTTCCTCTTGGCATAGCTGTATCTACTGTATTACCGTAAGAAGGCTGAGAGCCGTGTGCTGCGCCGCCATGTCTCATTGTTTCCTTACCGCCATACATAGCTTGTCTACGCTTCATTCCGCCGCCCATAGCTTGCATACGACCGCCATGACCCATTCCTTTTTTCTTATGATACATTTGCATTCTCCTTTTTCTTAAAAATACGATCATAATTCTCTTCGTATTTTTTGCGATTTTCATTCTTAAGGTACTGACCGCTTACCTTCGTTGTTCTTCTAGGACTCATCCTAATTGGCTGTTGTTCACTTCCTATCTGTGGCATAATAGAAAAGGGGGAGTATTTCATCCCCCACTCCGTTTTAGTCGATGCCGTAGAAGGCAGAGACAAGTGCTTCAGGACGAAGTACTTTGGCTCCATAGACGTGAAGACCACGTACAATGTCACCAAAACTTGCAGTATCACGGACTACTTCAGTGTTGATGATAGTCTGTGCAGTACAAGTAGATGACATGTGACCAGCAATACACTTACCAGCTGCGTTAGTAGTAGCTGCAATGTTGTTAGTCTTGTACATGTCAAAGCCGCGTAACTTACCAGAAGACACGAGACCATTACGGATTGAACCCTGACCAGCGTTAAAGTCAACGCTCATGAGCTTAGAACTGCTTTGTACAAGCTGCTCATAGAACTCTGGGTTAGCAAGGAACCAGCGGCCTTCTTCAGGAACATTTTGCTCGTCAAGAAGACGTGCCATGTGTGAAAGAACATCAATTGGATCATGCTCGCCAGAGGCATAGCCGATATCAAGGTTACCAGTACCATCAAAAGTACCAGCTGCAAGGTCAGTTGCATTGTCCGAACCAAGAACGTGGTTTGGAGAAGAAGCAGGAACACCTGCAAACAACTTAGCAATTACACCTGTGTCAAATGCGTCACGAAGTGAGTAAGCTGCTGAAGATGCGGCAACCTCTTTAAAATTGACGTGAGACATTGAAGACTCAATATCATCTACGATGAACTTGAATGCGTTCGCCGTATCGACAACAAGCGTTACTTCATTGTCAGTCAATGTTGTTGCTGTAATAGAACCACCACGCTCATATTGATCGACAGTGATTACTGGCTCTTTGATAATCTTAACTGAATCACCAAACGCAGAAATTTCTCCTGCATAATCGGTGTTCGTAATTGCTTCTGCAACAGATGCCTTACGAAAGAAGTTAAGTACCTTTTTGGAATAGACTTCTGGTAAAAAGTTGTTACCAGAAAAGTTGCTCCCCGATGATTGAGCAAAATACTGATCGGATGTATTACTAGCCATTTTTAAAATCTCCTAATAAAAAACAAAGTTAATTAGCAACTCTGCCTTCTAGGACGGCTTGATCTATTTCCTTTTCATAGCGATCATAGTCATCCATAGACAAAGAAGCTATTTCCCGTCTTGTCCAAACTTTAGGCTGCTTTGTTTCTACACTCGTTGTTTTTGTAGATACCATATTTGCAGCATCCTGCTTAGACCGTTGGCGACTTGACTGAGTTCTGGGCTGCTTAATACTGATGCCCATTTCCATTTTATAAAAGTCAATTGCACGACTTGCTAATGAAACATTATCAGGGTTGTTATAAATCCAACCTTGAATTTCTTCAGGTTGGTTTTTAGCCCATTCATGAAATCCGTCATCTCCGCGAATATCTTCAAAGTCTGGATGCCGTTCTCTCAACTTAGTTTCAGCTTCGCGTCTAGAGATTTTTGCTTCTCTTTCTTCAATAGCTTGCATTTTTTGTTGAAGAGCCGATACTTCTTTTTGGCTTCTTAGATGTGCTACAGATTCTACAGTTTCATACAAATCAGGATATTCAGCCCTAAACTGTTCGAGTTCTTCTGCAGATTTTGGAGGTTCATATACTGGCTGAGTTGCTTGCGCTTGTGCCAATAACTCTTGCTCTTTCTGCTTAAACTCTGCTATCCTTTCATCGTAATGTTTTTTTAGGTCGTCATACCTTTTCTTATAGTTAGTTCCTTTTTGTTGTTGAGGGGCCTCTTCTGGGGTAGCCTCACTAGAACTTTCTGCTTCGAAAAATAGACTATCTGCTGATCCTTGTGATGCTTCTGGCTCCTCGTGCCAAGATTTGTTTGCATTGTATGGATTAGCTTTTGGTTCTTGTTCTACTTCAGTCATGTCTTTCTCCTTCTGGGGCTTGTTTTTTATTGAGGTGGCCGATATTCGGGGTCTCAATTTTACAAGGTGGCCTTTAGGTTATTATTATGATAAGGGGCTAAAGTTTTAGGTGGCCTTATCGTCGCATTAAGCTAGGAATGCGATTAGATTCGAGCATCTGCTCTTCAATCAAATCTTCACTCATAGCTTCATCTGGCAGCATGGCTTTTTCATCTTGAGTTGGATCGTTTGTGATTCCACCTACTGCCTTAGTATCTCGCTCCATATCAAAAGCGCGTTCTGCATCGTCCATCATTACTTGCAGTTTATCTGCGCCAATTTGATCTACAGCTTTTCTAGTAAATACAAATTCTCCGTCTGATAGCCTTGCAGGTATCGAGTCAGAGATTCCAGTGCCGGGGCCATTAACTTCACCAGCACCTGTAAATTCGGTTGCACTGACAAAAACTTTATTAATAATATCTTCTAGTTTTTCGTCATTATCTAATTTTTCAAGCAAATAGCTTTGCTCATCTTCTGTAAGAACTTCATCCATTATAAACTCAGAGTAGTCTTCTTCCATTTCAGCATCAGGAACAAGTTCTATTTTTTCTTCTTCTGGACTTAAGTTATTGTAGGTATCAACTGGTGCTGCTTCCATTTCTACTGGAACCATTAAAGAGCCTTCAGCAAAAACACCGCGACCTTTTAAAACATCTGCTTGTGTTACTTTACCGTCGCCTGTTAAATCTGGAAATTCTTTAGCCATTTTTAGATTCCTTTATTGTTTGATTTACTTGATCTTTCAAAGTAAGTAAATTAGCCAGAGAACTCGCTCTCCCCTGCTTGCGGTACATTTCCTGTTCCAATGTTGCCACCGCCAGTGCCTGTAACTCCAACATCCGCTGGCTCTTCAGGTATTCCTTGAGGGCTTCCCATAACTCCGGGTTGTTCACTATCGGGGATAACCTGCTCGCCAGCTGCTTGTCCAACATTATTTTGCATTCCTATAATCTGTGCAGCGATTGCTGCTTCTTCTGGATCGTTTAAAATTTCATCAGGATCAAGATCAAGCGAGTACGCTAACTCAGATATAAGCTTTGACATCTTGACGAATGGGGCAACTGCTGGGTTCTGTGCTGTCTGTAAAAACATAGTCAATCGTTGACTACGTACTTCTTTTTGCATCAAGCTATTTGTACCCATAGCTTTAATTTCTAAGTCCCCTTCAGTATCTAACTTGCCTTCAAAGAACTGCATGTTCCATTGAAAGTACGACTGACCTAATGGTTTTAATAAAAAATCATCTAAATTTTTTACAACTGTCTTAATGTTTAGTGATGCTGCTCCTAGTAGCATAGACATGCCTGATGCAGTTCTTGTCATGCTTTGCACACCTGTCATACCGTGTGAGTAGCTAGGAATACCTGTTTGTTCGTCTGCAAGCTGTCTAAACTTGTCAAACATCATCATATTTTCTTGCGAGGTATTCGGAAACTTTAGTCCATGAATGCTTTGACCTTGCATGCCTGATTGTCGTCTAAATACTTTGCCCGGATAAATTTCCATGCTTTGACCACCAACAAGCATTGTTTCGTCTACATCAAAAACAAGAGAGCCGCTAAGGGCTAAGTTATCAATAGCCATACGTGCATGACCATTCATAATTTGTTGGCTATCGTCCATATTTTCTGCTACACCAATACCGAAGAAACTGTATGGGTTTCTTTCGTATGGGAAAGCGTTGTAAGGTATTCTGTAAGGTGTAAATGGATTTACAACAGCACGTAATACAACACCATTAGAAACCCAAGCATTAATTTGTATTTCATCTAGCTCATCTGTCTCTTCAGGAAGTTCCATGCCAACTTCACGGGCATACTCAACATCCATTAGTCCCCAATACTCTAGAACTTCAAAGCGACTTGAACCCATGTCAGTCATACGCTGATCATCTTTTAGTTCATATTCATAGTCTTTTTCTGTGTAGTTTGGACCAAGCATTAAACACTTTCTAATAGCATCCTCATCAAAGTAAGGCATCTTACGTAATGCTCGAAGTTGAGAGCGGTTTAATTTGTGTCTATGTATTACATACTCACACTCTTCCATTGAAGTAGCATTTGGATCAGGGAAAAAGTCCCAAACACTGACAAACTCAATACGAGGCACACGAACAAATGTAGGGTCATAAGCTCTTTCTTCACCTTCACCAGACCAACGATGTAGTGTTTTATTAAAATTAAACGGCCCTTTAATAATGCCTGTGCCAAATAATGTAGCCTCAAACATTGCATTACGAAGCTCTGTTGACCCGTTTGACTCATCAATCTGATCATGTATAAGTTTTTCCATATTTCTTGCAGCTTGTTTAGCTGGAGAGATTTCTGGAATATTTGGTATCGGTGTGGGGCCAGAATCAAATTCTATTTGTTCGTCATCTTCAAAGCTTTCAAAAATACCCTCGCCTGATGACAAGGTGGCTCCGGGTTTTAAAACACGACCATCACCTTCAAAACCAACGCCAACCATTTCTTCTTCTTCTGGCATTTCTGGTGGTGTAGTTTCAATGCTAGGCGCTTGATCAACTTTAAGGTGCATATACTCTTCAGCACCTTCAGGAATAGGCGTATGATTTACACCAATAGGAAACTTACCTGTTCCAAAAATAACATCTACAAGTTGACCAAAAGCAGCTAATACTTTTGTCTTAGTTACTTTTATAAATACACGAGACTTTTCGCTCTCACGAAACTTTACGTGCTTTGAATACATGCCTCTAAAGTTATGATAAGCTGTAATCCAACGATTCTCATCACTATCTCTTGCTAACTCAGCCTCAGTGTATCTAGCCTCAATAAGGCCTGCCAGATTAGATTTTATCTGTTCATCGACATTTAAGGTCATGCCTTCTTCGTTTTCAACGCTTTCAAAGAATATATTGTCTGCGTTTTCTGTAATTGTATTTTCTAATTCTGACATTATTTAATAACCAAAAGTTGAGTCAAAAGGCTTAAAGCTCTGCTCCATTTTTATATTACGCATTCTATCTAAGGGATCTTGTATCCTTGGTCTAGACATAATCAGATACCGCAAAGCGTCGTATGCGTGATCTGGAGCGTGTGTATCAACGTCTTCAGGGTTAGATTTATCCAGAGGAATACTTTGTAGTTCGCGTATCAGGTTAGGACAAGTATTAAATATTTGTAGTTTGGGTCTTCCGCTTTGCTGAACTTTTAAGTATTCATGGATTTGAATTTTACCAGCTACTCTGTTTTTATCAGCCCTTCTGAGTTTGTGACCAGACTTAACTAGTGTTTCACCAACAGTGGGACCAGTGGTTCCTGTTCTGTTCCAGCATGCTGTATCTAGTACGCCCGGAACACTGAAAGGATCATTTATTTCCATTTCAGTTATTAATCTAGCTAGTTCTGTGGCTAATAGTCCTTTGCGATATAACTCACGATAAATAATTAATGTACCGTCAGTTTTGTCTACTGCACCCCAAATACAAGCTGATTCAGAAGCATAACCATAGTCAATACCTTTTAATCGCTCCCAATGTATTGGAATCTCAAAAGGATCAACGATATGAACAAACCTATCAAACTCTGTAAATGCTGCGCCTTCTGCAACTTCCCAATCACCCTCTAAAAGCTGCCTGCGTTGTGTAGGCGGTAAAGCCTTTAGCATTTGCTCGTAACGACCATCATTGGCTAGGTATGGATTATCTTCTAGCCTTGCTGGTATAAATTTTCTTGTTAGACCATCAAAACCCTTAAAAGATTCATTGGGCGGTGATGGATCTATATATCTCTTTTTTACCCAGTGAGCGCCAACGCCACCGGGGTTAGCTGTACAACGCATATAGGGGATAATCTCAGGATCAGTTGTACGTAAACGCGAGGCCAAATAGTTCCAAGAAAACTCTGTAGCTTGATGCGTAATCTCGTCAAAGCCAATCCAACTATATGCTTGTCCTTGGTAACGATACACATCTGCGTCACGTTCCAAGAATCCAAATTCTATTTTAGCTCCAGACGGAAAGTTCCAGAGCTTTTCTACTTCTTTATACTTACAACCGGGGAAGGCTTTCGGGTAGAGTTCACGAGATTTATCAATTAGCTCGCGTAACTCTGGCATAGAGCGCCGCAGGATTAATGCCCTATGCGCTGCCCGATGAGCAAAGCGAAGAGGATCAACCAACATCGCATAGCTCTTACCTCCACCAGCCGCACCCCCGTATAAAACATCGGTCTCAGAAGCTGCGAGAAAGTCTGTTTGTGGGCCATTGTTGGGCCTAAATATGACATTCTCTTCTGCGACGGTCTTTAGCGCTTTGGGTAAATCTTCAGTAGTTGTTGTTATTTTACCTTCAGACTCTACCTCAGTACCCTCTAGTTTTTGTAGTGTTTTTTTAGAGGTGCTATAAGACTTCTCATAGTTTTTAAGTTTGGTGCGTACCTGCGCTAACTTTTTCTGCTTGCTCTTTACTTCTTGACGAGCTTTTATTCTTGCTTTAGTTTCAGAGTGGTAGTTATAACCACGACCTTTAGAGCCTTTTGGCCTTCCGGGTTTTCGTTTAGGTGTTCCATCTTGTTTTAAAATGAACTCACCGTTATCATCTTTTAAATAACTGTCAGGGTTTTCGTCCCAATCATTCATACTTGTCTGCTATCTTTTTTAAACCAGTGTGAGATATTGGACGACCTGTATCGTATTCCAGCCATGTTGCACCCTCACGTAAAGATAAAACTTTATTTTTTACCA